CTATAACTTTTTCTAATGCTGGAATAATCTCTTCATCATTTAGAACTGGATCTTCAAATAATTCAATTCCATTTGATATTGAAATACGATAATTTAGTATTTGTTCTTTTTGATCTTCTAGTTCGTCAATAACTATTTGTTCAATAGATGGTCTCATTTTATATTCATATTTAGATCATTAGCAATATCGCTGGCAACTCTGACTAATTTAGTCCAAACATCTTTAGTTACTTGTTGTTGAATATTATTTCCAGATGATATGTATAGTTTATGAGGACCAAATCTACCGTAAGATTCTTTACCACCAGTATTAGATTCTTTTAATACTGAGATCTCCCAGGTATTATCACCGTAGATACCCTTTGAATCTACAACCCAGTTATTCATCTTTATCTTTATTTAAAAAATTGAATGGGCATTTTGATTTCTTTTTAAAAAATCTTTGATTAATTGTTTTTATATAGTTTTCTGCAATTTGATAATTTTTTTCAAGCGTATTTCCTGGAACATATTGTTTTACTCTTGTGCTACTTTGAACAGCTTGCATTAAATTTTTATATAAATCATCACTATGAAGAACTTTTACAAAATTTACATCCTTATCAGTTAAAAATCTAATGTAATATAATGGATCTCCTCTTTTTATAACTAGTGGTTTTGTGTCATCAATAATTTCAAAAGCATAATCGAGAGGCCTTATCCATTTGCCTATATTAAATTTTCCGCATATCAATCTAGTATTATTTAAAAATTCATTTTTATGCATAGATGGACTCATTTGTTCTAAAATAACAGATTCTGAAGAATAAAATAAATATGCATAAAGAAGACTTATCATTGGAAAATTATTATTATTTCCTTCATCACGAATTCTGTCTTTAATAAATGCATCAAAAAATTCTTGATCATATCTATCAGTGGCAACATATTTAAATCCATCTTTAGATTTTTTGATTGTTATAATTAAATCTAATGGTGATCTTATTATGAAACAATTTTTATAATAATCCTGAAATGCAGGGCATTTTAAAATATTAGATGTTTTATTTCTTTCATCAATAAAAGTTTTAAATGCCGGTTCTGGTTCAAAATACAAAATATCTATATCTTTTGATATTCTACTATGATTATTTCTTTCATCATCTCCGGTTATTAATGATGTATAATATATGTCTATTTTATTATTCAATTTATACTCCCAGACGAATCTGCTTGAGTTTTGTCTTCACGGATCTCCAAAAAGATTGGTAAGAATAAACTCTCATCTTGTGATTTGCTCCTAATACGAGCGTTGTACTTGACAGCCACCACCTTGCCGATGACATCTTGCTTTTTAATCGATTCCCTATTCTGATCATTAAATCCACTCCCTACTTTAACTTTAATAATGCCATCATCTGATTCACAAACAAGGGCGCCCAATTTTCCTACATATTTACCAGTACCTTCTTCGTACCCAACGACTTTTAGGTCGCATTCAAGTTCGCCCTTGAATTTAATTTGGTGTTTTGCTCTCTTATCTTCCCATGGAGAATCCATGTCTTTTAATATAATACCTTCTTGACCCGCATTATAATACTCTTCAAATTTAATTCTTGCTTCTTCAATATTTTCTGCAATAGTGCTTTGCACTAATTGAATTTTTTCTGGAAAATCAATTCCCCATTTAAACCTTGCAAATCTATCTTTATATGGAGTAGGGCAATAACCATCAATAAAATAGATATATGGAATTACATCCCATACTATAGCTCTAACTAAAGCAGCTTCAGTATCAGATATAGTTCCTTTGATTGCTTTATTTAATATACCGTTACCTGTTTGACGATCCATAATACCATCAAAATATGATACTACTAGTTCACCGTCAAACACGCAATCAATTCCGTTTGCAAGTTGAATAAACTCTTGTTCTAGATTACCATGTAGATGTATCTCTTTGCCATTCCTAGTTTTGAATTCAACTACATTATCACGAACAATAGCATTAAACCTCATGCCATCCATTTTTAATTGTACCATTGCTGGCCATTTAATTTTTTCGATTAGTTTATCTTCATAACCTGAGCAAAGCATAACAGGATATTCTTTAATTAATCCTGGCCAAATTGTATTAGCGGTTGCGATCGAGACACCGCACTTCAGATCTTTTGCTATGATACGTTCAATGACCATAGCATTTTTTGGAGAGAGTGAAGTAAGGATCTGAGTAAGATGCTCGATGCCCGCATTGCCTGTTTTAAGTCTACTGCTTAATTCAAATAATTGATCCATTGCATGAGATACCGTATTATCACCAGTAGCTTCATACTTTGGAATCTTTCTAATATAGAACTGTGTAAAAGGGTCAAGAGCAAGCCGAACCAAGTCGCGTAGGAGGGTATTACCGGCATGCTCTTGAAGTAAATCAATCTTATAATTTCTTGACGGATTAGCCGCCAAGTTGTCTAAAATATCTATTATTTCCATAGATATTCTTCCACATATTCAACATTTAATTTTTCCATAACATACTTATTCCAGATTTTTAATGCTTCATTATAAGGAATCTGTTCAGATAATTCTATAATCATGTTATAACTATGTCTACCTCTCACATAATTTCTATAATCATCTGCATAGCTATATGTAAGATCATGCTCTTTACAGAGTTCGTCAAACTGATGGAGTTTATTGTTTATCATAGATATACACATCCATTCTAGTAGCATGTCTTAAAGGTAAAGTTTGTTGGTATCTATATTTAGATACTCCGTCAAGCTTAGCAAATGGTACCCTTGCTCCTCGACCGTGAAGCTTTACATATTTCTTTTTGTCTCTACCTTGATTAGCAATAGATACTGCTTGTTTAATGATTGATAATTTTTCTATGTCCACCGCTGAGTTTGGGTCGATGGTCATGATATAAGAGGTGGAGATTCTCATCTTAACACCTCCGCGCAACCAGAAGGAATTCGACGATTAATTCTTCGAATCGATTCCATTGTTTCACTAAGAACTTTTTTAAGATTTGCAGAGTCTTGAACTGATTTTATAGCTTTTTCTAAGTCGATTGCTAATAAAACTAATTCAGATCTACGATTGAATTTTGCTGCATGTTCTGATGGTACTAAGTACTTTTCGCCAAACTGATTTACTATCACTTTATTCATAATTATCTCTCCAAATAATTTATTACCGTAAGATAATTATACTATAAAGTCTATTTAATGTAAACAATTATTTCACTTATTTTTCAATTATTTTATGCGCAGTCAGATAACGATTCCATCCATCTTTTATTGCATAACTTTACATCTTTTACTAATGTTGGATCACACGGAGTAACAGGATCGACTTGTTTTGTTTCAAATACTGTAGTTTTTGTTTCATCGACGACAACTACTTCGTCATTCTTCTTGAATTCCATTTCTTTATCCTTGTGGGAGTTATTGAGTTGACTTGTGGTCATTATTATTTATATTCCTCACATGTTTAAAGATTTTAATATAAGATAAGGCCCTTCTAGGTTCTGTCTCAGGATTAGGAAGCTTTCCATCAAAGAAGGCTTCCATCTCCTCATATAACTTTTCTAGATCCAATTAAATTTTAGTTTCTTTTGAATCTACTTCAACAGCAATTTTTTGACCTGCTTTTACCCCGTATTTAGATTCAATTTTAAAAACATGTATTTTATTATCAGAAGTTTTAACTGACACAATATCATTGTGTAAATCAGTTACTATATCGTAATTAAAGTTATTTTCATCAATCTGATTACAAGTATAACATTCTTCTAATATTGTTGATGATTCAATACCGACTACAGTTCCTATAACTTCTGTAGCATATACATAAGAACTTGTTAAAGCAAATAAAGCAATAATACTTTTTTTCATAATATATTCCTCAAAATTAAAATAATAACTTCACTTACTAATACATTATATCAAATAATCGATTTAATGTAAACAGGGAATTTGAATTTCTGCAGACAAATCCCAATTTTCTACCTTGGATCCTCTAGGAACATTAATTCCTTCAAGGATAGCTTTCTTAACAAACTCCATTAGTAATTGATTATAGAGTTCATCAGGAATTTCATTTAAGTCTAATTTAATTACCATTATCTTTGTCTCCACGCATGTTCAGCTTCAACTGCTCTTTGAGCGGCTTCTAACGATACATATCTTCCTAGATCTTCTGAATCTATAGAACCATAAGATGCTGAGTATACACCTGAACCTTCATGATGTACAACTTCACCAATTATCATTCCATCATCATTAAATAAGAAATTTTCGCCAATAGCATTTGGTCCAGTCCATTTATGATTCATTAGATAACTCCAAGATTATGCAGTAATAAGAATAGTAAAACAAAGAATCCTACAATCCACCAATTGATACTATCAGATTTTGATTTAGGACTAATAAAATTTGGTTCATAATCTCCCCATCCGATTTCTTTAGTGCTGCGTGGAAAGTGTAAGTTGGGGTCATTATAATTCCATTTAGTTGGCTTATGTCCAGCCCAGTTATCTGTTCTCCAGTCTTTTTCAGGCATTACCCTCTCCTCATTTTTGAAATGTCAATTGCATCTTGCTCTTTAAAAATAGGTACTGCATTAGATTTATGTAGCTGACCAATACCGATCATAGCATCACCAGTATATTTTTGAACTTCTTTTTTAGCTGCTATACCAGCCCCAGTATCCACGCTAGGAATACTGTTGGTAGAACGGTTAGGATCAACCACAACAAGTGGATGGTCAATTGCAGCCACACGGGTGACTTTCCGTATATCTTTTCCAGTTTGTTTAACATCATACTTTTCTAATAAAGCTTGCCATGAAGCACGTTGAGCCCTCTGCTTAGCAGTAGGCTTTCGTGGTTTACGTTTAGGGATGTAAGGATAAATGATCACTTAGCTGGGCCTTCGAGTTTAGCTCTAAGGCCAGTTTCTTTGTTGCGCTGATTGATAGCACCAATCATTTCAAGAGCATCACGTTTACATAAAAACTTATCTAAGAAATTAGAACCATCTTGACGAAATACTCTAATTAGATATTCATGTTTACTTTTCATAATATATTCTCCGAAATACTGGCAATGTCTGCCATTAAGAACATTATATCATAATATAGAATTAAAGTAAACTGTTATTTTAATTTAAATTCAGCGTCGTTTGCTCCAGCTAAAACGATACCTGAACCGTATATGCGATTGTATTCGCTTAATAATTCTTTTTTGACATCAGTTACTGCAGTAATAGATGAGTCATAAATTGCAATAGTACCTTCATGATAAGGCATAAATGGAGAGAATCCAACTGAAACTGTACCCTCTTTTGTTTGGTGATAAACAAGTGTGACCCCATTTTTAATAACTTTTGCGGTTTCACCTGCTGAGATTAGTTCACAAATAATTTCTTCACCTGAAGTAAACTTAATTAATTTAATATCTGCCATCTTGTTCATCCTTTAAAATAGTATATTCAATAAAATCTGCTGCTTCTTCTAAATTGCCAAAGTGTTTCACAAAGAACTTATCAAGATCTAGCACATGATGAGCTACTATGACTACACTCATATTTTTGAAGATCGAAATCTTCATTTGATAGTTGCCTCTCCTAATAAAAGGATAGGAAACTAAATCTTTGATCAACTTGTCTTTCATCATATATTTATGAGAGGGGGGAGATTACTCTCCCCCAACCTAATTAACTATCGTTTTCTACTAACAACTCTTTTGGTTTTTTAACTATTGCCAAATCATCTATAATCTCGATAGTACGAGGTTTCTTAGAGTCAGGAATAACATTACAAAGAGCAATGCGTAAGATACCATTTTGGAACTCAGCTGATCCAACTACTTCTACTGTGTCAGCAAGTTTAATGGTCTTAA